TTCAGAAGATAGGATGTTAGCAAGTTCTTGCTCGGCATCTAATCCATGAATAGCTTTCAAGTCTTGAGCTAGTTCTAAGGTGTACTCTGCCTTGAGGGCTCTGGACTTAGCAGTCACAGAAGTCTTCTCAATGCTGAATGACATCTCACGGAATAGATTTCCAGTCTCACCCATTGTTTCGAGTGATTCTCTACTCATTCCAGCAGCAACCTCATAGGTTCCTGGAGAAGAGTCATTAAGAAGTGCAGGGTTGTTACCATCTGATAGTGAGTTACCAGAAGCTGAAGTACCGTCTCCTTCACGAACAGCATAGTCTCCCTTGTTGGTGTCTCCACCAGCAGAGAATCCTGTGTCTGCCTCGTTGAAGAGTGCTTCCTCTCCACCTTGATTCTCGTAACGAGAACGCATTGCGAAGATTAGTCCAGTAGGACCACTCATTGGTTGTACTCCGCAAATATCGTATGCAACCAAGTTAGGCATTGCACGGCGAATAAGGGAGATAAGTACTGGGTCGAAACCAGCTAGTCCAGCAGTGTTAGCATTGCCCAATGCACTGTTTGCAGGGGATACTGTACTTGCTCCGAGGGCGTTAACCGCTACCTCGTTTAACATTCCACGCTCTTCACGTAGAAATCTTTCTTGGTTCTCTAACAGAACTGCGGTTACTGATTTCTTGTAGTTGTCCTTGATGGCAGAACTGCCTTCATGACTTAGAACAGGGTTCCACTTTTCTGTTAGGGCTTTTGCATTAAACATTTTTTGTTTACCCTAAAAGTTAGATGTGTTTATTATGATTCCCAACGACTAAGAGCATCCACATAAGCATTCATTGCTGGTGTGTTTGCAACTTCTTCGACAGGTGTTTCATCTGCTGCGGATGCTACTTTAGGAGCATCTCCTTTGAAGTAGCTTTCCTTGAGAGTCTTGATCTTCTTGGAATACTCTTCCTCTGAAGTAAATTCAATTCCTTCTGCAAGTGCAGCTAGTTTGTCCTTCTGAGTATCCACCAATCCTTCTGAAACAGTGTTCAGAATTACTTTCTTTGTGTTCTCATTTAGACGAGTTTGAAGTTTCACATTAGCTTTGACCTGTTCGTCAAGGCGTTCTTCCATTTCACGAATAGATGTAGCCATACTTTCTACCGCATCGACTTTATCATCGGGGATAGAAATGTAGTGCTCTTCAAAGAGATTCTTCAGACCTGCAATAAAGTCTTCTGTAATCTCATTTCTGATTCCACGGTCAACTGCGACTTGATTCTCTTCCACCCATTGACCAATGGCGTAGTTCACTGTACCATTAACTTCCTCAGAGAGTTCTTTCTTAGCAACTGCTAACTTCTCTTCGTGTTCTTTGGCGAAGTGTTCTACAAGCTTTGTATGCTCTTCTGCAAGTTTTGCCTTAATAGCAGCTTCAAAGATTGTCTTTGCTTTCTCGGCAAACTCTTCAGAGAGTTCGGTTCCTTCTAGGAGTGCCTTAACATCGTCAGATACGTCAACGGACTCGAATGAAGGTTTGATAGGATACGAAACATCTGGACCTGTTGATGTTGCATATGCAGCATCTGCACCAACTGAAGGTTGAACGCCTTGATCTCCTGCATCATTAATTGATGAGGTTTGGGCGGTTCCATCACTTTTAGCACCAGCAGCTGCTACAGGGGCTGCAGCCTTAGCACCAGGATTATCTTCTCCTTCATCATTACCAGTAGGAACTGGACCTCCGTTGTCGGTTATAGATTGACCTGCCGTAGCAGCATCTGTTCCAACACTAGGTTGTGGATCCTGATGGGAATCTCTTTTAGGCTCACTTGTTGTCTGTCCAGGAGCTGGAGGACTTGCTGGTATAGCAGTTGCGGTTACACTCGGCATGGGATCTTGATACTCATTGAGTATATCCTTATGCTCAGTAGCGAACTCCGCAAACTTTTCATTTAACATATCTGACATTTGAGTTTCCCCTGATGGTTCGTATGATTAGTCTAAGTTTATTTATTAATTTACAATCCTGAAAGGAAATCGTTAAACACTTGTAGTGTTCTTTCCTCTAGGTTTTTACGAGTTGACTCGTTTATGTGTCTGTGGTATTTAGCAACCTCAGTTTCCTTCAGTATACCATTTGCCCAAACCCACTCTTTACCTTCCATGATTCCGTTAACGAAAGCATCTGGTGCAGATGGATCAGCAACTATATCAGCAGCAGTTGCAAGCATGAAGTCATCCATTACATAGTTAGCATCTTCTTGTCTGTCGATACTACCCATTCCTCTAGATGAAACTCCAAGTTGGACACCCTCTCCTAAGAGAGACTTGGCGATCTTACCCATTGGTGTGTCTAAGATCTGTGCCTTTCCGATGAAGTTATTTCCCTCAGTTTTAAGTGAGGTAATTCTGTGTGAAACACGGTCAAGATTAACAGTAGGACCGTCAGGATGACCCAACTCCCCAAGAGCACGTTTTGTTTTAACGTATTCCTCATTGTACCTGGTAACCTCATTCTCAAGAACTTTAAATGGATAGACTCTGCCATTGCGATTCTTAAGTTCTGCCTGTAAGAATACACCTTCGATGTATAATTTCTTATCATCACCTTTACCTTCGGTGATTAATTTTACATCTTCAATTTGTTCCGTTATCAGTTTCATTGGGTGTATCTCCTACTGGTTCATCAAAAAAAGATTTCGCTACAACCTGTTTATAAGTCCCTATTGCGTCTGCTGAACGAGAATAGAGAATATCTTGAATAGCATCAATTGCATCTGCACGTTTACCATCAGTTATATGGTTAACGACATTAACGATTTCTGCTTCGGGATTAGATTGTTCCATGATGTACTTATCTATTTATTATTACTAGTAGTTTTGGCTGGAGAAGGCTTTAATTTTGCCTGTTGTTTTGCTGATTCTAATTCTCTTGTGTGATCATCCTCGGCGTTTTGTGCTTCTATTTCAGGAGCAAAAGCATCATTCTGACGATCCATCATATCGAATGAATTAACATCGATTGGATCCATAACAAGACCTTGATCGATCTCCTTACGCATTAGCTTGTCTTGTTCTCTAATCTCATTGTTAGTGTGACCAAGAACTTCACGGCGAATATAATCAACAGAATAATACTTACCTACGAATGGATCCATTTGTGTAACAAGAGCCATTCTGGAGGTTTGCATCTCCAACTCTTTTAATTCATTAAAATGATTGTCATGTATATAGTCATACTGGATATGCTCTTGCATATCATCCCAATCATCAGGAGAAATTACTCCTTTAAGAATAAGTTGAGTCTTGAGGATATCTTGGAAGATGAAGCTAAACCTCTTACGTAGTCTTCCAATGAACTTACTAAACTTAAGTTCGTCTCTAAGAACTTCCGTAGTCTTACCGAGATTGAAACCTTTGTTATCGTCTGTAAGACGACTAGGTGGAAGGTTAAGCGAGTTATAAAGCTTCTTCTTAAAGTATTCAACATCTTTAAGTTCACCAAGGTTCTGTCCTCCAGGTAAGGTAGTAATTTCAGTTCCACGACCACCTTCTCTACGAGGTAACCAGAAATCTTCTAGCATACTCATATGCTTTTTATCATCACGGATCTCACCTGTCTGTGCATCATAGACAAGTTTGTTCCTATAACGAGACATCACATCACGCAAGTATTGTTCTGCCTTCACCTTAGGTAGGTTACCTACATCAATGTAGAATATCCTACGTTCAGGAGCACGTGATAAACGATAGATTACTAGTGCGTCCTCAATCATTCTAAGTTGATTGAGTGACTTGATTCCTTTATGTAAGAAACTAAGATGCATTCTCTTATTCATATCCTGTAGTCCAGAGTGGACAAAGGTTACTGAATCAAATGCTAATTTAATTCCTTGGTTTCCTGTGAAATCTCCAGGTCCAACTAGTGCGGATTGTCTTCCAAATCCCTTAGGGTTGAAAATATAATAGTCAACATAGTCACCCCACTCATGTTCGAGTGCAGTTCCTTTGACTACTGTTGGATCATCTACAGTTTTAATCTTCTGTCTGACCCTTCTTATTTTAAGAGGATCAATATATCGAAGTTCTGTAATACCCTTCTTTGGTTCTGCTAGGTCTATTACCTTGTGGTAATACATCCTACCATCAATATACCAGTTACGGATTAACTCATGTGCCTTTAAATCAAAAGAAAGGAGTCGCTTGATATACTCAAACTCCTCCCTTATTCTTTTCTTTACCGACATACCTACTTCTAGGTTATCGAGATTAATATCTACGCAACTATCATTAGAGTCGTTAACCACAAACTCATTAATGATATCATCAACTGCTGAATCACATTCAGGGTGTAGAGACATGTCTCTATACCTTTTGATTAGATCATATTCATTTCTCGCTTGTGCGTCAGTCTCTACATAAGTGCCAAAATAACCACCTGCTGCTACGGCAACGCCGTCCTCAGCATTAGGAGGAACGGGGGATTGACCCTTCCGTTCCTGCCTTTTGTTAATTTGAAAGCCAAATAGCTGACTCATATTATTGTGTTCTCACCAGTTACCCTTTTATTTATACACCCACAGGAACGCTAGGTGGATTGGTACTTGCTGCTCCTCCTGTTTCAGCAGTCCAATAGGATAATTGGAATTCAACTGTGAACTCAGAAACCTGATCGTTGCTATCATAAGCAAGATCGATTTGTGAGACGTTAGTTGGGAATGCATGCCAGAGTTTGTATGTTCTGATGATGTCTCCACCAGCAGTTGCATCTTTCTCTAGTTGCCTTACATTAAGGTGAGCCATATATCCATCACCCTGTGTTTCGGGTTTGAATAACTTAGACACGTTTCCTTCATGTGAATTGATTGCAGCCATCCAATCTTCCATAAATGAACGAATCCTCATGTCTTCGTCATTTACGAATGTAGTTGTCCATGTATCGAAGGTGCGATCACCTGCGATTTTTACTGTACGTCCTCTGAATGGGACTTCGATTACACCTAAGTTTGATGCTGGTAGAGCTGCGGATTTGCAAAGTACGTTAACAAGTTCCTTATCTGAGGCACTCTTAGCAAGTGTACCAGGGAACTCGATATCGACCAAGAACATATTGGGTTTAACACCCTGCTTGATCTTCTGCAAAAACTCAGATACGTTTGAGTTAATAGCCATTTTAGTTTACCTTCCTACGAGTTTGTGGTTATGGATTAAGAACGTCCTACGACTTCACTGAATGAAACTCCAGATCTGGTAGCAACGAACGATAGAGTGATAAAGTTGATAGAACGTGTTGGTTTAACATAAACTTCAGCAACAAATTCGTTACGATCAATTACACTAGCAGTGTTGTTTGACTCATCACACACAACTTGGAAATCTGTGATGCCCCTTCTTGCCTGTACCTCAGAAAGGTAAGATCCAAGTGCATTAGTGAATCCAAGTCTAGTTGTTTCATCATTCTGTTCAAAGATGACTGCCTTAGCAAGTGCTTCAGCTCTCTCCTCAATATTGATGAAGAGACGGCGAACGTTAATACGATCAAACGCTGAAGGTGAAGACAATGCAGTCTTATCACCGAACAAGGTTATGCCTTGGCCAGGGAATGAAACAATTGGGTTGATTCTATTCTGATAAAGTTCATCTCTATCAGATTGAGTTGGGTTGTATGCTAGTTTAATAGCATTTCTCACACCACCACGTGATAGTCCAGCAGGTGAGAACCAGTCATCAAGTGTTGCAGAAGTTGCGACACATAGACCAGCAACGTCACCGTTACAAGGAACGTAGCGATACTTATCGTTAAAGCGATCATAGAAATACTTATAACCACTATCAAATACAGCGAATGATGTAGAACCCAAAGAAGAGAAGAAGTTAATTGTATTATCCTTCTGATCAGTCCTTGAGAGTGCAACTGTACCAGATACCTGATTACCTTTATGTGTAGAAACAAATGCGATAGCATCTTTTCTTAGGTTAGCAGTTGTGATACACTGTGCTGCTTTCAACTTAGTATCTGCTTCAGTAGACATTGAACCACCCATAAGGATGTAGTCTACATCAACTGTCTCAGTATCATTGAATAATTCTATTCCAGTTGTGAACTCAGCAGGTGTGTATGCATAATCATCAGTACCACCAGCAAGTACTGTTTGTACAGTACCAAAGAGTTGCATCTTAGATCCTGAGGCAGCAGAAGCAGCAGCAGTACCTACAGCAAGACCAGCACCACCACTAGAAGGGTTATGTGCAGCAGTTACATGTGAACCAAAGTAAACGTAGTTAGATACTTCCTTTACAATTGTTGGGTAGTATGCAGAAGCACCTTCTGTTGATACACCATCAGTAAACTTAGAAAGGTATTGAATCCTTTCAACAACAGTACCTTCAGTTCTGTTAATAACTCCAACATGAACCTCGTCATATGAGAGACCACGATCAGCAGCGAACTGTGAAGTACCTGGGCGAGGACCAACAGCAGATAGTTTAATCTTACCATCAGCAGCAGCTGATTGAGTACCATCTGTATTTGTATTAGTCCACCAATCGGAAACAGTAACAGCGATTGTTGAGTCTTGGATTGTAGCAACGTCAACTGTACCTGAAGATGCACCAGTCTGAACAACTGTTAATGTATTACCAACAGCATATCCTTCACCAGCACCATCTGTTGCAACAACAGCAGCAGTGATTGCACCTTTTACAGCAGCGATGGTCACCTGTGCGTTGTTACCACCACCAGTAATTGTTACTACATCTCCAACTGTGTATCCTGTACCAGCAGTGTTGATAGATACGCTATCAATAACACCACCAGTTGAAGTGAAGTCTACAGTTAGGTTAGATCCATTACCACCAGATGTTGCTACGTTAGTTCCAGTAGCACCATATGTTGATCCAGGTGCGGTAAGTGTAAGAGTTGAAGGAGCACCAGAAGATACTGTAATATCTACTTTAGCACCAGATCCAGCACCACCTGTGGTTACTAATCCAGTACCTGTTGTGTAGTTAACACCACCAGCACTAACAGTGAATCCTGTTACACGACCCTCATCGGGAGTATCAAGGGTATCGGATGCAGTAATTCTACTTGTAGGATCATCCAGAATAACAGCAGCAGTATATGTTGCAGCATCATAAGAAAGAACTTCTCCTCCCTTACCTGAACTAAATGTTAAGTTTGTACCAGCAGTTATACCAGCAGGTGCTGAAGCAAATGTTACATATTGATCTGCACCACGGTCTGCAATAACAACGTCATAATCGTTGCCCCAAATACCAGGTGTTTGAGCAGCCCACTTCCATGCTGGAGTGGTTGCTTCTATACGAGATTCGTAGTCAACTTTGTTACGGATGATAGCAGCAGCACCAGCGTTGACCGCACCAGTTTCTGCACGTACCACAGCAAGGCGACCTCCATAGTTCAAGAATTCAGATGCTACAAAAAAGTCATCTGCATTCGAGTCACCTGGACTACCAAATGTGTCTACTAATTCTCTTTGAGAAGCTATCGTGGTGATTTCATTAACTGGACCTTTCTGGAATGTTGAAACAACTGCTGCTTTAGTTGCAGCAGAGTTAACAACTGTACCAGTTGTAAGATCTCTTTCTTTAATGACAACACCAGGCGAGATTTGACTTGCCATGTTTCGTTTCTCCCGATAAAATGATCGATAAATTGTCTATACTTATTTAGAAATTAACGTCTTTCAAGTGGGGAAACAAAACGTGAACATTACCAATCAGGATAATCTGCTAGGTATGGAGGTAAAGGTCTAGGTCTATTTTTCTTCTTACTTTTTCTAGTTTTCACTACTCTTTCTATAGTGCATATCTTACATTCGTAAGAATATGCTGATGCTAATCTACTTCTATTCTTACGAGTAAGATAGAAATCAGTCATTAAATCTTTAGTTCTTCCACATGTTCTACATTTTCTTTGCTTAAATAGCAAATGTTCTAGATCAAATTGCTGCTCTAGATCCACTAGTAGTTCCACATATATGAGACTTCTTCTTGTGTCTCACCATATTCCCACAATGATCCATCTTCAACAAATGAATCATCACCTAGTCCATCATCAATAAATCCAAATGGAGCCATGTCTTGTTCTATTTGATTACGTTGCTCCTCATATATTCTTCTACGAACATCTTGGTCAGTCATCTCTTTGAAATATTCTTGCATAACCAACCATGCAAAGAGTACCATACACATTACAAGATCATCATGATATCCTTCATCTGCTTCCCATGCTTGCTTCTTCTGAATGAAGGTAGTAAGTTCTTGTAAGACATGAAAATCTTGGAATGTTAATTTGTCTTCTTCTATGATTGCCTTAAGGTTTGCACAACCTTGCTTCTTAACTGTGATACTCATCTTCACACCTAGTTGAGTCTTGGTTCCAGAGAACCCTTGACCCACTACTTGACCTGC